CCGGCATCGTCCGCCTGTCCTATGCCAACATTTTTGAGCCTGCCAGCATCAACGGCTCCAAGCCCAAGTACAGCGTCAGCCTGATCATCCCCAAGGGTGATACCAAGACCATCGCTGACATCAACGCTGCCATTGACGCTGCCATCCAGGATGGTGCCGCCAAGTTCGGTGGCAAGATCCCCAACAAGGCCGCTCTGAAGCTGCCCCTGCGTGACGGCGACATCGAGCGTGACGATGAGGCCTACAAGGGCTCCTACTTCGTCAATGCCAACAGTACCACTGCCCCCGAAGTTGTGGATCGCAGCCTCCAGCGCATTCTGGATCGCAACGAGGTCTACTCCGGTTGCTATGCCCGCGTCTCCATCAATTTCTACGCATTCAACTCCAACGGCAACCGTGGTATCGCTTGCGGCCTGGGCAATATCCAGAAAGTCCGTGACGGTGAGCCTCTGGGCGGCAAGTCCTCCGCAGCTGACGATTTCGCCACCGAGCTGGATGACGATTTCCTGTCTTAAGGAGGGCTGACCTATGGAGTTCATTCAGAATCTGATCGTGACCATCCTTCTGGGCATCTGGGCCGTCGGCAGCGTAGCACTGGTATTCTGCCTCATCCAGAACATCATCCATGACCGCAACCAGGAAAAGCGTGAAGCGGCAAGAGCCGAGCGTGATAAGGAATATCACGAGAAGCGCATGAAGGAAATGCGGTAATCCCCGTGGGTGGTGGAGGGCAACCTCTGCCACCCCTCCCCAGGAGGAGGCAGTATGAAACACCTATCTATCGATATTGAAACCTATTCTTCGGAGAATCTGGCCAAGTGCGGTGTGTATCGCTACTGCCAGTCTCCTGATTTTGAAGTGCTGCTGTTCGGCTATTCTGTGGACGGCGGCCCGGTAAAGGTCATAGACCTTGCCAACGGAGAGATCATCCCGGACGAAATTATCTGCGCCATCGTTGATGACAAGGTCATCAAATGGGCATTCAACGCACAATTTGAGCGGATCTGTCTCTCTCGTTACCTCGGCGGATCGGTTGGTACTTACCTTGACCCGGCATCCTGGCGATGCACTATGGTTTGGGCCGCCACCCTCGGCCTACCCCTTTCGCTGGAAGGCGTGGGTGCTGTTCTCGGCCTGGAAAAGCAGAAGCTGAAAGAAGGCAAAGACCTCATCCGATACTTCTGCACCCCGGCCAAAGCAAAGGATGGTACCACATTTCGACATTTTTCGACAGATGCACCGGAGAAGTGGGAGACATTCAAAGCCTATAACCTTCGTGATGTCGAAACCGAAATGGCCATACAGGACAAGCTGGCAAAGTTCCCGGTGGACGAGGCCGAATGGGTCAACTACCACCTGGACCAGCGGATCAATGACCGGGGCATCATGCTGGACATGACTATGGTTCACCAGGCCATTGCCTGCGATGACCAGTTTAAGCGTACCCACATGGATCAAGCCCGCTCCGTAACTGGCCTGGAAAACCCCAACAGCCCCGCCCAGCTCAAGGAATGGCTGGCCGAGCGTGGTGTAGAAGCAGACTCCCTGTCCAAGGCTGCGGTGCTTCAGATGCTGGAAGAGGCAGACGGTGAGGTAGAACTCGCACTATCCCTCAGACAGGAACTGGCTAAGAGCAGCGTAAAGAAATACACCGCCATGGAGTCTGTGGTGGGTGCGGACAGTCGAGCCAGAGGCCTTATTCAGTTCTATGGAGCCAACCGCACCGGCCGATATGCTGGCCGATTGATCCAGGTGCAGAATTTGCCCCAAAACCATCTGCCGGATCTGGATACAGTTCGCAACCTTATCCGGGAAGGGCACTTCGACACCGTGGAGGCTTTGTATGACTCCGTCCCTATGGTCCTCTCCGAGTTGATCCGCACCGCCTTTGTCCCCAAACCCGGCCATCGCTTCTTCGTCGCTGACTTCTCCGCCATTGAGGCCAGAGTCATCGCATGGATCGCTGGAGAGCAGTGGCGACAGGAGGTTTTCGCTGGTGGCGGCGACATTTACTGTGCCTCTGCCAGCCAGATGTTCCATGTCCCGGTTGAGAAGCACGGTGTCAACGGCCACCTTCGCCAAAAAGGCAAGATCGCCGAACTGGCTCTGGGCTATGGCGGCTCCGTGGGTGCGCTGAAGGCCATGGGTGCTTTGAACATGGGTGTCCCGGAAGAAGAACTCAAGCCGCTGGTGGATGCGTGGCGGCTGGCCAACCCCAACATTGTCCGCCTTTGGTGGGATGTTGATCGTGCTGCCTCCACCTGCGTCCGGGAGAAAACCACCACTGAGTGCCGGGGCATCAAGTTCATTTACCAGAGCGGCATGATGTTCGTGGTGCTGCCTTCTGGCAGACGGTTGGTGTATGTGAAGCCCCGGATGGGCATTAACCGATACGGCAATGAGTCCGTCACCTTTGAAGGTGTGGGCGAACAGAAAAAGTGGCTTCGCCTGGAAAGCTACGGCCCCAAATTTGTGGAGAACATCATCCAGGCCACAGCCAGAGACATCCTTGCGGAAGCCATGCTGCGGCTGGACGCTCACGGGTACAAGATCGTAATGCACGTCCATGACGAAGCTGTCATTGAGGCCCCGGCAGACACCTCTCTGGAAGATATTTGTGAAGTTATGGGTCAGACCCCTACTTGGGCGAAAGGCCTGCTACTCCGTGCAGACGGCTATATCTGTGATTTTTATAAAAAAGACTAGGAGGTCTCCCCATATGAAGAATCGTGAACGCCAGCGTGCCAATCGCCGTTTGAAGAGTGCCGCACCAGCGGTCATCAAGTGCGATCTGCACAACTGTGCTGGAAATAAAGCTGGCTACTGCCGCATCCTGAAATCCAACCATTTCGGTGACAAGGTCTGTCCTTTCTACAAAACCACCGAGCAGAACGAAAAGGAAAAGAAAGCTGTCATGGCTCGGCTGATCGCCATGGACCGTCAGGACCTTATCGACACCTACTACGGCGGCAAGGAAGGTGGTGTTGACGATGGGTGTTAATATGCGTAATTCCGAAGGCTACTACGATCCCACCGCCTTCGAAGCCTTATCCAATATCGAGCGTGAAGCCAAAGCCGCCCGGGCATACCGGCCCATCGTGTATATCTGTTCGCCCCTGTCCGGGGATATGGATCGGAACCAGGAAGCCGCTCGTCGCTACTGCCGTTTCGCCGTGGACAGCGGTTACATTCCCATCGCTCCCCATATTTACTTCCCCCAGTTCATGAATGAGAACAGCATCAAAGAACGAAACCTGGCCCTGTTTATGGACATCGTCCTGCTCTCCAAGTGTGCTGAACTTTGGGTCTTTGGAGACACCATCTCCAAGGGAATGTCCATGGAGATCGAAAAGGCCAAGCGTAAGGGCCAGCCCATCCGTTATTTCACCGCAGCTTGTAAGGAGGTTGCATTCGTATGAAGATCGCAGTCGGCAATAGCCGCATGGATAAAAAGTGGAAGAACCGGGAGATCTCCTGGGAGGATCTGTGCCAGAAAGTCAGCACCACGATCCGCACCACCGAAACTGTAGAAGAATACCGGAAGTTGAAGAAGGGTTCCCAGGATGCCATCAAGGATGTAGGTGGTTTCGTCGGCGGTGCCCTCCGGGAAGGTCGCCGCAAAAACGGCATGGTTCTGTGCCGCTCTATGCTGACGCTTGATATGGACTACGGCAGCCCGGACATCTGGGCCACCATCGAACTGCTCCACGACTTCCGCTGCTGTGTCTATTCAACCCATAAGCATACCCCGGAGCATCCCCGGCTCCGTATCCTCATCCCTCTGTCCCGGGAGATCTCTGAAGAAGAATATGCTCCTGTTGCCCGCATGGTGGCCAAGGAGATCGGCATCGACCTGTTCGATGATACCACCTATGAAGCCTGCCGTCTGATGTACTGGCCTTCCACCTCCGCCAACGGTGAGTTCTTCTTCAAAACCAAGGACGGTGCGGATCTGGACCCCGACGAGTATCTGGGCAGATACGCCGACTGGCACGATGCATCTACCTGGCCGGTCTCCAGCCGTCAGTCTGAAGCTGTCCGCCGCAGCATTTCCCAGCAGGCAGATCCGCTGACCAAACCTGGTGTTGTGGGTGCTTTCTGCCGTGCCTACACCATTGAAGATGCCATCGACACTTTCCTTGCTGACATTTACGCACCTTCTGCCATGAATGGCCGCTATGACTACATCCCTGCGGACAGCAGTGCCGGTGTTGTCCTGTATGACGGCAAATTCGCATACAGCCACCATGCTACTGACCCGGCCTGCGGCAAGCTGCTGAATGCCTTCGATATTGTCCGTGTCCATCTGTTCCGTGATCTGGACGAAAAGGCCGCTCCCGACACCCCCATTGGCAAGATGCCCTCCTTCAATGCCATGAGTGAACTTGCTTTAAAGGATGACCGGGTCAAAGCGGTGTTCGCAGAGGAACGAATGGCCCAGGTTGCCGTCGAGTTCTCCGATGAGGACTGGCAGAACCAGCTGGAGCTGGATCGGACCGGCGGTGTCAAAGATACACTGACCAACATCTGCATCATTCTCCGCCACGATCCCAACCTACAGCACATCGTGTTTAACCAGTTCAAAAGTATGCTGGATGTCACCGGAAAACTGCCCTGGCCTCAGGTCAAGCCTGGCTGGAGTGATACCGATGTAGCCTGTGCGAAGCTGTATTTTGAAAAGACCTACGGCATCTGGTCTCCCACCAAGTTCAAGGATGCTCTGCTGGCCGTCACCTCCGCAGAGCGACTGTACCACCCTGTCAAAGAGTATCTTGCACCGCTGAAATGGGACGGCGTTCCCAGACTGGACACCCTTCTGGTGGACTACCTGGGTGCGGAAGACACCCCTTATGTCCGTGCCGTCACCAGAAAAACTCTGGTTGCTGCCGTTGCCCGGATCTACCGGCCCGGCATCAAGTTTGACTCCATCCTGGTTCTCAACGGTGAGCAAGGCATGGGCAAATCTACGCTGTTTGCCATTCTGGGTAAGGACTGGTTCTCGGACTCTCTGTCCATCTCCGATATGAAGGATAAGACTGCCCCGGAGAAATTGCAGGGTTACTGGATTCTTGAAATCTCGGAGTTGAACGGCATCAAGAAGGTAGATGTGGAAGTTGTAAAATCTTTCATCACCCGCACCGACGATAAATACCGCCACGCCTACGGCACCACCGTCGAAAGCCATCCCAGATCCTGTGTCATTGTCGGCACCACCAACAGCGACAGCGGTTTCCTCCGGGATATCACAGGCAACCGCCGCTTCTGGCCGGTTAATGTGGTAGGCCACGGCAAGCACTATCCCTGGGAGCTGACCGAGGTGGATCAGATCTGGGCCGAAGCGATTGAATATTACAACCAGGGTGAAGAGTTATTCCTCAAAGGCGATGTCGCTACCGAGGCCTATAACCAGCAGAGAGCAGCCATGGAAACCGATGCCCGGGAAGGCATTGTCCAGGAGTATCTGGATCGTATGCTGCCGGAAGGCTGGGACAACTATGATCTCTTCCAGCGTCGCAATTACCTCAACGGCAACGAGTTCGGTGGCCAGTCTGAAGAAGGCATCGTACAGCGTACCCGTGTCTGCTCCATGGAAATCTGGTGTGAGTGCTTCGGCAAACCCCGGGAGGCCATGAAGAAAGCAGACGCATACGAGATTGAGGCCATTCTCTATAAGCTGGGCGGCTGGAAGAAGTACAACGGCAATGCCAGCAGCAAACTCCGCATTCCTGGTTACGGCATCCAGCGGGCCTATGTCCGTGTTGCCGATAAAACTTAACAGGCAACACTCCGCCGTTGCCAGTGGTTTCCGATGGGGCGGATTGGCAACACCATCGGAAACGCCCCAAACCATTCCCGGTAGGGCACTTTTGTGGTGTGTTGCCGATGTTTCCGATTACCTACTTCAAGTTATAGGAAAAAGAAAAAAGGGGCCATCGGCAGCGCGTACACACATATACACGAGAGATAGTTTGAACCCCATCGGCAACGGCTACCGGAAACAAGGAGAAATCCATGCGTGAGAAAACCATAGAAGCAAAACTGGTCAAGGCCGTCAGAAATATGGGCGGTCTTGCCCCTAAGTTCATAAGCCCGGGCCTAGATGGAGTGCCAGACCGTCTGGTTCTCCTGCCCGGTGGCAGACTGGCCTTCATTGAGTTGAAGGCTCCCGGCAAAGAGCTACGGCCTTTGCAAGTAAGGCGAAAAAGGCAGTTAGAAGCACTTGGCTTTTTGGTGTACTGCATTGATAGCCCAGAACAGATTGGAGGGATCATCCATGAAATACAAGCCTCATGATTACCAGGTTTATGCCACCAACTTCATACTGGAGCATCCCATCTCCGCTGTGTTCCTGGACATGGGTCTGGGCAAGAGCGTCATCACGCTGTCCGCCATCTTCGATCTGTGCCTGGATTACTTCTCCGTCCGCAAAGTGCTGGTCATTGCTCCGCTGCGTGTCGCCAGAGACACATGGCCTGCGGAGATCCAGAAGTGGGATCACCTCAATGGCCTGTCCTACTCTGTGGCCGTTGGCAGCGAAATGGAACGCAAAGCCGCACTCCAGCAAAGAGTGTTCCTGTACATCATCAACCGAGAAAATGTCCAATGGCTGGTAGAAGAAAGTGGCCTACCCTTTGACTACGATATGGTGGTCATCGACGAGCTTTCTTCCTTCAAGTCCTACCAGGCAAAGCGGTTCAGAAGCCTCCTCAAGGTCCGCCCTACCGTAAAGAGGATGGTTGGCCTCACTGGCACACCTTCCTCCAACGGTCTCATGGATCTTTGGGCGCAGTTCCGCTTGCTGGATATGGGCCAGCGACTGGGACGTTTCATCACCCATTACAGAAACAGCTACTTCCAGCCAGATAAGCGAAATGGCCAGGTGGTGTTCTCCTATAAGCCTCTTCCCGGAGCAGAGGATGCCATCTACCATCAGATCTCCGATATCACCATTTCCATGAAGGCAGTTGACCATCTGGCCATGCCTGAATGCGTCATCAACGAGGTAAAAGTGGCCCTTTCTGAAAAAGAGAAAAAAGCCTATGACACCATGAAGGCAGAAATGGTACTTTCCCTGGGCGGTGAAGAAATTGATGCCGGGAATGCCGCAGCATTGGCGAACAAGCTGTCCCAAATGGCCAACGGTGCCGTTTACAGCGAAGATCGCCACTACATTGAACTTCATAACCGCAAGCTGGATGCCCTGGAGGATCTGATCGAAGCCGCCAACGGCAAGCCGGTCCTGGTGGCTTACTGGTTCAAGCACGATCTGGAGCGTATCCAGAAACGCTTCACAGTAAGGGAGATTTCCACTTCCAAGGACATCGCAGATTGGAATGCTGGAAAAATCCCGGTGGCGGTCATCCACCCGGCCTCTGCCGGCCATGGTCTGAATTTGCAGGCTGGCGGCTCCACCATGATTTGGTTCGGCCTCACATGGAGCCTGGAATTGTACCAGCAGGCAAACGCCAGATTGTGGCGGCAAGGCCAGAAATCAGATACCGTGGTCATCCACCACATCATCGCAGCACACACAATCGACGAGCGGATCATGTCCGCCCTTCGTAAAAAAGAAAAGACACAATCCGCCCTTATCGATGCCGTCAAGGCAAATTTGGAGGTATGAATATGACTGCAAAAGAATATCTCGGACAGGCCTACCGCCTGGATCAGCGTATCAACAGCAAGCTGGAGCAGGTCTTGTCCCTCCGGGATTTGACCACCAAGGCTACGGCCACCATGAGCGATATGCCTGGTGGAGGCAGCCGCAATGTGTATAAGATGCAGGACATCATCGGAAAGATCATCGATCTGGAAAACGAGATCAACGCCGACATTGACCAGTTGGTGGATCTGAAGCGTGAGATGGTGGCCGCAATCAAAGCCGTGGAGAACCCCGAATACCAGACACTTCTGGAACTTCGGTATCTGTGCTTCAAAACCTGGGAGCAGATCGCTGTGGAAATGAACTACAGCATCCAGCATATTTACAGGCTCCGGGACAAGGCTTTGACACAAATTATTCCTCCCGCCGCAGCGTGAGAGGAAATGTGATGGTATGAGAGTATTGCCTTCTGATATCATTACAATTGCCAAGATAATACGGAACGGCCTCACGGGAGTAATCTCGTGGGGCTTTTCTTATGCCCAAACGGAGGTGATACCAATGGGCTACCGCAAAGTTTCCTATGCGGAGCAGATCTGGTACATCGTCCGGTACAAGGTCCGGCAATTACTGAGGAAGGAGAAGAAAAGTGCCAAGTAGACCCAAGCGTCCTTGTTCCTACCCCGGATGCCCCAAGCTGACGGACGGACAGTACTGTGAAGATCATGTTGCTGTTGCCAGACGGCAGTACAACAAATACGAACGCTCCCCGGACATCAACAAGAAGTATGGCCGTGCCTGGAAGCGTATCCGTGACAGACACATCTCGCAGCATCCTCTTTGTGAGCAGTGTGAGAAGGACGGAAAAATTGTTCCTGCTGTGGAAGTTCATCACAAGATCCCAATCTCAAAAGGCGGCACTCATGCAAGAGACAATCTCATGTCCCTTTGCCGATCTTGCCATAACAAGATCCACCACGAGATTGGCGACCGGTAGGGGCCTATAAATCTCTGGGACCTAAATACCGGGGCAGCGGCCCGGGGGTCCGTGCGCGTTTTTTTCTATTCAGACGGGGTATTAACCCTAGTAATTTATGAACGAAGGGAGTGTGTGAAAATGGCTAAAGATGGTACTAATCGTGGCGGCGCTCGTCCTGGAACCGGCCCAAAAAAGAAAGCTCTTGCAGAAAGAATAGTAGAAGGGACAGCAGGAAGTTCTATGGTTCTTCCGGAGCCTACAGAGATTATGGGCACGGATATTCCTCCTGTCAAAGCATATCTGAAAGCTAAACAGAAGAATGGGAAAGATTTATGCGCAGAAGAAGTGTTTATTGCAACTTATCAATGGCTGAAAAGTATGAACTGCGATCGATTGGTCAACACCCAGTTAGTAGAACAGTATGCGATGTCTGTGTCGCGTTGGATACAGTGTGAGGAAGCTATTTCTGAGTATGGATTTCTTGCAAAGCACCCCACAACGGGCAATGCCATAGCGTCGCCATATGTTTCTATGAGCCGAGATTACATGAAACAGGTTAATTCCACCTGGTTTTCTATTTACCAGGTTGTTAAAGAAAATTGCTCTGTGGAATATGGTCCTACACCTCATGATGATATTATGGAACGCTTACTCCGCGCTAGAAAGGGATAGAAAATGCCAAAACCCAGGATAAAAATCGACCTCGGCCAGGAATATGGCTGGCTCACTGTTTTAAGTGAAGCTCCCAAAGATGCTACCGGGCATATTCGATGGAACGTCAGATGCCGCTGTGGAAAAGAATACATGGTACAGACTAATTTTCTGGTTAAGCCGAACTGTAAATGCCTGGACTGTTCAAGAAAATATGACAATGCACAAAGGCGGCTTTCAAAGATTGGAGATGTACTGAATGGGTGGCGTATTCAAGAGGAAGTTGGCAAGACCACGCAGGGTGCTATTCTATATCGTTGCGAATGTGTTCATTGTGGGCATATCACTGTAAAGACTCGGGGAGCGATATCAGTAGTCAAGAGAGAAAGCTGCGCCAACTGCAAGCCGGACTACCATTTTGTCATTAAAGGGAATTCGGCCACCGGCACACTGCCGGATGGGACTAAATTCCAGATTGACCAATCACTCATTGCCACTGTTCAACAATATCACTGGCGGAAGAAGGACAATGGCTACATCATTAGAAGCAACCGCGGAATGCCAAAACTATATCTTCATTGGCTAGCACTTGGCTATCAAGGCACGCCAGATCATTTGATTGATCACATCAATCGTGATAAGACGGATTGCCGAACTGCCAACCTTCGATATGTTACATCGCAGCAGAATTCGATGAACCGTAGTATAGGCAGAAATTGTACAACTGGCTATGTGGGTGTTTGTTACCACAAACAGAGAAAAAAGTATCAGGCAAAAATAAGTCTAAACAACCGAAATATCCATCTGGGAACATCTTCTAACCCCATAGAATGCGCCCAGATGTATAATATCGCATCGCTGCTTCTTTTTGGAGAGTACCGAGGTCATCAAAACGATGTGCCATCCGCAAACACAGAACTTAAAAACCGTATATATATTAAATGCCGACCGTACATGGTGGATTCGCTGATGGCGCAGATGCCATGCACCATGCATGAGTCGGCATAAAAATTGGAGGAATGCTTATGTTTGAAAAAGTGAATCC